TCTGGCATATCTGCCACTATTTCCTCTTATTTTTTACTGATTCTTTAAATTTGTGAATTTCTTCCTGTTCGGCATCTGTGTAGCAATCGCCTTCGTGATGAGCTGCAATAGTATCGAACTGGCGCGTAGTTTTGTCGAGATTAACATCAATTATATTACTGGATCCATCGTCAACGTATGCGTCAGCTACAGAAGACTTCGACTTTATATCATCCATATTAACATCGATAATTTCAACTTTAGCTTCTGCGTTCTGTATATCAGCAATACGATCAAATTCTTTCTGCAGAACAGTATCTACCATATCTTTACCGTGATCATCAAGTTCACGGTATTTTTTTATTATATTTTCAAATTCTTCCGGGGACGCTTCATTTTTATATAACTGTTTAGTCTCATCTTGAAAAAGGTAATTTGCGTCACAATGTAAAATATCAAACAAATCATACAAAAGAGTTGCGCGAGGGGAATTAACATCTGTTTCCCAGCTTCCAATAGCGCTTTGACTAACACCCAACTTTTCTGCTAAAGCTGGTTGTGTAATCCCCAGTTCTTTACGCTTGTCTCTTAATCTACTTCCAAAACTCATCGTCCTACCTCCTTATATTGAGATATTACTACAAAAAAATGGTACAGTCAATAAAAAACCAGAAAAACTGATAAAAACATATTGACAAACCAGAAAAACTGATATAATATGCAGATATACCAGAAAAACAGGTACAGAAAGGAGGAATACCAGAATGACTATTGCCGAAGCAAATGAACCTTTATCAAATGGATTAAAAATCATCATAGCTCAAAAAGGTTTAAAAAATTTGTATGTTGCAGAAAATGCTGGTTATACACCACAGGAATTAAGTGACATGCTTAATGGCAGACGCTTAATTAAAGCATGCGACATTCCAAGAATCGCAAAAGCTCTGGGAGTAGAAATAAATTACCTTTTTGGAATAGAGAAAGGAGCGTAGTAGAGATGCTTGAAAAAATTTCTACAAAAGAATTAGTAGAAGAGCTGAAAGAAAGAGAAGGTGTAAAAACAGAATATGCCGAACCGCATCAGGATAAGAAGTTATCCGTCAATGGTCCGGCAGTGATTCTGATCATTATTGATTAACCTATACGTTTGTATGGATATCTGCCTTTTATCTGAGATGCTAAATATTTTCCATGAGAAGATGCAGACATAAGCTCACGATAAATAGATTCCGGTACTCCTGAGTACGCGTATAATCCACCGCTATGGAAAGAAACGTACAGAGTTCCGCTCTGGTATCCAATACTTGAAATATTAGAAGATGATACAGGAATCATATTCATTGGTAAACACCACCTTTCTATTAGATTTTCGAACGTTCTAATAGAATGGTACTATAAAAATATTTGTGCATCAATATATAGTACGAAAATGCGTTCTGCACAACGATATATTGTGTTGCAAGCGCCAAATAATGATTTTATACATAAAAACATGGCGATATTATTAGATCAGAAGGAATCAGCGTAAGGAGGTGAGAGAGATGGGAGAAAAAGAAGAAATTGAAAATCTGCGTAGGCAAATATGCAGGTTAAAAACCAGTTTAATGCTTACGCAGATATCAACGATTGTGTTTACCGTTATTTTTGGATGTCAGTGTCTTCGTTTGATTCAGAATTATCATTACCTGCTTCAACAGGTGAGCATGTGTCTTGAGTCTGTGAATACTGTTTATTCAGCTCTTCGACAGTTTCTTTCAATTCTTTGATCGTTTCGGCTTTGCTAGAGGATGAGGCATCTATATTGTGCAGTAGCTGCTGTAACATTTCATTTTGAGAGCGCTGTAGTTCAAGCTGAGATTCTTCTATGCGTATCAAATCGTTTTGATCTTCTTTTGATGAAGCAGATTGAGCAATGGCAATGGAAATTGAAAGAATTGTGGTAACGATAAAACCGATGAGTTCCAGCAAGAAAGCTGTAGGCATTTTTATTCTGCTGTTACCAATAGGAATATATACAGAATCGGGTAGCTCATAAGTTTTAACAGTAGTGTCGTCAACAATTACAAAATCGTCTTCTGATAATCCACCGAGATCTTTTGAGTAATTGGAGAAATCTGAATGGAAAAGTAATTCAGGAGGCACACTCAAAAATTGGTTTTGAAGTTCCAGAAGAGACAATGATTGCTTTAAAGACTCATTTAAATTGTTATATACACCAGTAGTTATATTTTCCCGAACAGTAGCAGTCATAATTTCAGACATTTTGGAGAGTGATTCAGTCAATGACGCAACCATGGTGGGTGTGTATAACCGAAAAAGTTGTCTATAGGGTTTTACTATTTCTTCCTGTAACTGAGCTATTTGATAATTCATTAGATCAGAGTGAAAAATAGTTTGGAAATATCCAGAATAAGAATCTGTAATTTTATTTAAAGAATCTATTAGGTTCTTCATTTCTGGAGTTAAGAAAGGGTTGTTTTTTTTGTTTGTCATTCATAAAAACCTCCTAGGTGAGTATTCAGGCATGGCAGTGCCCTGTAAAACAAGGATAGGAGAACGAATATGAAAAGTCAATGCTGTTTGCAACCGATTCAGACAACAAGGAATCAGCGTAAGGGGGTGAGAGAGTGAGGGTGAAAGACAAGGTCGATGAGACTATCGTGGCTGTATGTAATAGAATCCAGGAAAAAATTAAAGAAGATTCTTTTGATGAGGATAAAAACATTTCGCACATGGTAGAAGCCCTGGCGAAACTGATATCCGCCAGGGCTGGGCTTGAAGTTAATTAATTATTCTTCTGTGGGTTTGTTGATTGTTTTTACAATCGTATTAAAGAAATTTGTAACTTCTTCAGCTGTTGCAGTTGCAGTCGCACGCTTATCAATTAAGTCGTTCTGAATAGCGAGTTCTGTAAATGTTTTTGCAAGCTGATATTTTGCAGATTCATTAACACCCATGGATCATACCTCCTTTCTTTAGACTCAGGCATGGCAGTGCCCTGTGAATAAAGTATAAGAGCTGAGAACATAAAAAACAATATGCACAAGATGATTCGACAGATATCGAGAAAACTTGATAAGTAACCATAATCATAAGAATTTCATACCATATCACAGGGAGGTGAGGCCGTGAAGAAGATAGAGTTTATTACCAGAATACAGGTTAATGGTGTAAAAGAGGAGGTATCAGGTGCAAAAGCATCTGAGATTATCCGAGAACGTGTGGAAAACGCATTGCAGGCAATGAACTATGAGAAGAGAGCTGCCGGATAAGGGCGGCAGGGGGGACAAGCATGAGAAAGATATGGATCATAAGATTCTCTGACGGAACAATCGGCTCCTGCTACGGCGCCCGATCGGGAGCCGCGGAGATAGCAGAACTCCGGAAAGAAGATTATGGAGGATCCTACACGATGGAGGGAGAGATATGACAGAAAAACAAGTCAGCAGATACATAGATCTGGTACACAGAAGAACGTACATTCTTACACATAGTGGAGTCGACTGGAAACCGGAGTATGCTTCTGAGACGGAACAGATCCACTGCGAACTGGAAATATTACGTCCGCTGGTGGAACAACTCAGAAGTAAAACTGCATAGGAGGGAGGTGAGAATGATGGCGAGAGAACTTAACATTTCCCTGATTATAGGGATTGTTGTGGCAATCCTTCCGGTATGGCAATGGGATTCCGGAATAGAGCTTCTGATCAGCGTTTTTACGATCACGGGAATTGCATTTGGAATAATCCTGTGGTTGGAGGATAAGAAGACAAAGAAAAAGAACCCCACAGCGGCAACTGTAAAGGTTCGGTAATTAAATGGTGCTGTATGAAATAACAACTATATTTAGTATATCATACAGCGCCTGAAAGTCAAGATGCAGGCAGGGACCGCCTGCTATATTTTTGACCTTTTTTGAGAGCTACAGAGGTATCAAGTACCTCTTGGGAGCTCGATTAAGCGTATTAGAGTTACGACGAGGTGCTTATGAGATACAAGGTACTATGCGGATACATAAGGCAGAGATGGGACTGTGGTGACACAGTAGAGATTGAAGAAAAACACACTGGGAAGTATGGAGCCAGAGGACAGACCAGAGAGAAGAAGAGGAAAGCCACTCCGGAAGAGATAAAAAAACATAATCAGTGGAAACGGGAAAGGGATGTCAGGAGGTTGATCAAGTGGAATTTCCGTGAGAGGGACTACTGGATCACTCTTACATATCCGAAAGATTACAGACCGACGTGGGAAGAAATGAAGGACCATGCCGGAAAACTGGTCAGAAAGATGCGAGAAAAATATAAAAAACAGGGATGGACCTTAAAGTACATATACCGTCTTGCAATCGGATCCAGAGGTGGCAGACACATCCACATCCTGATCAATCGTGAATCCAATGAAAAAACGGCTACAGATCTGATAATCACAGATCTCTGGGAACAACAGTGGGGACACGGACATGTTAATTTCCGCACTACTTACAGCGAGGGTGGATATAAGCAGCTTGCAGAATACCTCACGAAGCCCCTGGAAGAATGGGAACCAGACGAGGTTAAACGATATCATCCATCTAGAAACCTTATCCGCAAGGATCCTGAAGTTGACGAGATTAAAAGAAGAAGTTTGGTTGACCGTGATGGAAAACCAAGGATGCCAAAAGCACCGAAAGGATACTACGTGGATCCGGAAAGCATCGAAGTCGGCATAAATCCGATAACTCATTATGCTTACCGCCATTACACGCTGATCAAGATTAAGAAGAGGGAATAAAACATGTGGAAAGTAGATATCTACCTGGAAACTGACAGTACATTCCAGGGAAAACGAGAAAGAAAATGCGGATATGTCCTCTCTACTATGGTCGGAAACGAGGAAAAGACAAAGGAAAACTTCGGAATCTCGAATGGGACATACCACCAGTCTGTCCTTATGGCACTTATCGAGGCTCTTTCCAGGATGAATGTTTCCTCAGAAATCTGTGTACATACACAGGATAGCTACGTAGCGAGCAGGCTTCTGAAACTGGAAGAGATGGCAGGAGAAGGCTGGCGAGATTCAAAAGGTGAACTGATCAAGAATGCTGCCGAATGGGAGCAGGTCTATCGTCTGATCCATGCTTTTCCAGAAGCACACAAAATGACCGCGCGATTTGAGAAACACAGTTATTCCACGTGGTTACAGGAGATGATGAAGAAGAATGAATGTGGAAGAATTATGGGGCAAGGCCTGGAGTCTGCGACCAGAGCAGAATCCAATGACAATGGAGTTTCTAGGGATGATTGTCCGTAATGGAGTGAGATACAGATATTACAGAGATGAAGGAGGCGAAATACTGTATGACAGCGAACCGGAAGAAGGAAAGCCGGAATGGATGCTCCGCGCTGACAGAGCATCAAGAAAGAGACATGGAATATATTCTTAAAAAATAAAGAAAAAAGGGGAACTATGTATGAGAACAATAGCAATCATTAATCTGAAAGGCGGCGTGGCCAAGACCACATCTAGCATTAACATTGCCTATATCCTTACCACACGTGGATATAAGGTTTTACTGGTGGATAACGACAAGCAGGGAGACTGCTCCCGTGGATTAAACCGCCGCACTTCAGATGGAGACGGTATTGATCGGATCATGACGGATCGCCATCCGGACATGAGCCATCTGATCCATAAAACTGACTATGAGGGGCTGGACATCATCACTGCAAATCTTGGCCTTCTGACTGCGAACATGGAAGTGACCATGGATCGTGTACGCCCACAGCAGAACCGACTGAAAAAAGCATTGCAGCAGGTAGCTGATCAGTACGATTTTTGTGTCGTAGATAATGCTCCGGATATCAATATCTCTGTGATAAATGCACTGACAGCCGCGAATGACGTCCTCATTCCTGTAGAAGTGGACGATAACACCCTGGAAGGCATGAACGAGCTCCTGGACCAGATCCAGGAAGTGAAGGAAGAACTGAATCCGGACCTGCAGAACGTCCGCTGCTTTGTGAGCAAGTACCAGAAAGGGAACCAGGCACACATTCAGGGAGCAGAGATCATCAGAGAGCAGTATCCGGCTATGGATACAACAATCCGCTTTTCTGGTGTAGTGGCAAGGAGCACATTCATGCGTATGCCGGTGGCTCTTCACAGCTCCCGATCAGCGGCAGCAGAAGACTATGAAGCACTGGTTACGGAGTACTTGAATATGATCGGAGGTGTACAGGATGGCGAAATTTGATCTCAAAGGAATGCTCTCTGAGCGTTCTACACAGGAAATAGACCTTCCGGAACAGAAGACGGTCTATCGCAATCCGGAAGACTTGATCCCTTCTAAGGATAATTTTTATTCAACGGAAGACACAGAGAAACTAAAACAGTCGATCAGAGCACTGGGAATCCTTCAGCCACTCCTGATTGAAGAAAGAGACGGAAAAGATTATCTCCTGGCTGGACACCGGAGAAGAAAGTGCTGCCTGGAGCTGATCAAGGAAGGTCTTGAACGATTTAAAAGAATCCCTTGCGTATACAAACCAAAGATTGAATTGAGCGCAGAAACCGAGACAGATGAGATTGTCCGGAAGATGGTGATAATCCAGTCCAACACCTACCGCGAGAAAACTGACTGGGAGAAGATGACGGAATCCCTGCAGATGGAAGAACTGGTCAAGGAACTCCGCGAAAAGACGGATCTTGAAGGAAAGACCAGGGAAATCGTATCCGACCTGATCGGAGTCTCATCCACTCAGATTGGAAGGTACCACAGTATCAGTTCTAACCTTTCTGGAGAACTTATGGACGCATTCAAACAGAATAAGCTGAACGTATCCACGGCAGCAGAGCTTGCCGGTCTGAATGAGAAATATCAGAACGAAGCTTGCAAGCTTCTACTAGAAGTCGGACAGGTCACATTGAATGCAGCGAAGCTCCTGAAAGCGCAGCAGGAACAGGAAAGAGATATTCCTGGACAGATGACTATAGATCAGGCACTGCATCCTCATAAGCCGGAAGAGATTAACACTCCTGTTCCGGTAGATGTTCAGATTGACCGGTTTTACGAATCTCTCCGGAAGAACATAGAAACCTACGTAAAGAAATCAGACCTGAACATGACAACCTACATGCTCAGTGCCCTGTACGGAACAGTACGCGTCCGAAACGGACAACTGAACTATCAGGGAAGCAAGGAAGGAATCCTCTTCAATGTTGGTTCTGATCAGGAAGAACTGATGAGCTGGACAGACTTCTCAAAGAAATTGATCGAGAAATACGGAAAGAAACAGAAACCGGTCAAAATGGCAGCAGTGGACGAACCGGAAGAAGAAAAGAAATCTGGAAAATGTATTCATAGACTGGAACATAACTGTACACTTACAGAAGCTCAGAAACTGATAGCAGGAACAGGAGAAGATTGTAATGAGAAATGCTGCTGGAACTGCACAAGACACGGCGCATGTAGCTTTGAGTGCAATGCTTCTGCACAACGCCCGGAAGAATGCTGCCAACCGGCAGCAGGAATACCGGACGAAAGGCAGCAGGACGATTTCGTTGAGGATGCCAAAATCGAGGAACGCATTGTTGAACCCAACAAAACGTCCGATCATTCCGGCGATATTACCGAGATGACATCAGCAGATAGTTCTAAAATATCGATACAGCCACCATTGCCAGTTATGAAAAATGCTGATCAGCGAAAAGAATGGCTGAGAAATTATAAAGAATGGGGACTGTGGTACACAGATGAACATATCGGAGCAAGATACTACAAATATGATTTTGAAAACGGCACGCGCCTGATTGTAGAAGAATATGATCCGGAACCGGTTCGCAACAGTCCGTGGGCACCGTACGAACCGTACTACATGCATCTTGTAGGCGGACCTGAACCAGAAAGAAATAACGGAATACCGAAATGGACGTATCATTCAAAATACAACAAGTATCCGAACAGCGAAACAGAACTTGTAGAGTTTCTGAAAGGAGTACAAAAATGAAGATTAAATGCACGGAATGTGAGTATCTGATAATGCATCACAGATCAGGGGGAATTTATTCCTCGTACGGACGGGGTGAATATTACTGCGAACATCCGGTCTCTGAAAGACTTCCGGCAAAGGCTTTCGGAAACAAAGCAAGATGCTTTGTATGTTTTGGGACAAATGAACGAGAAACCAGACCAACAATAAAAACAGCTCCTCGGTGGTGCCCGGAGAAAGGAAAAAAGAAATGAGAAGAACAAAAAATGGACAATATTGTTGAAAACATGGCGGAGTACATCTGCGATCACATATGTCAGAAAGCGAAAGAGACCACAGATCAGGAAGAACTGGAAGCCTACTGTGCAGAAGAATGCGATATAGGAAGCCATATCTGCGATATCCTAAATGAATATAACAAGATCAATAATTTCGGAAGATCTGAGGCATACAAGTTAATGGAAAAATACCAAAACATTGTCCTCTGCAAAGAATGTCAGTATAGAGCGCATTGCGATGACGGTGAATATGACTGGTGCCGGCTCGGCGCAGGGTTAGATGAGAATTTAAGAGAAGGCGAAGGCTGCAGCAGAGGAATCAAGGTGTCCGAATCGGACACGTAAATAACGGGTGCTACTAAAATCCATATATCACACACAGGAGAGAGGAACTGTATAATCCTCTCTCCGGAAAGGAGTGAAGCATGAATCAGGAAGGATTGATGTTTCCGAAAACACAGAAGAAACGAAAGAAAAAAATGAAACATCCCAAGAGTATTATCCATGAAAAGAATGGGACATGTTACTTATGCATGCTCCTGGACGGAAACTATAAGAAACATCTGCTCTTAGACGAGCATCATATATTCGGAGGTCCAAACCGGATCCACTCTGAAGAGAATGGCTTAAAAGTCTGGTTATGCCTGGATCATCACACCATGGGATCTCTGGCAGTACATAGATGCCCTGATACCATGCGGCTGATGCGCAGGATCGGGCAGCAGGAGTACGAGAAGACGCACAGCCGGCAGCAGTTTATTGAGACATTCGGTAAGAGCTATTTATGAGGAGTAAAAACATGAATATAAAAATATGGCCAAGAAAGAAGAATGACAAGGGCGGATATGCCTGTATGCCATTAAAGAAAAACGTGCCGGAGGGGCACGATGGATGGAGACTAACAACATGTCCTGAATGTGGCACAGAATGCTGGGAGTCACCATTGCTTAAAAGCATTGCAAAATCAGGAGTAATTCCAATGTGCACGATGTGCGCACTTAAGAAAGGAACTAAGAGATGACGGAAGATAAAACATGTAAAACCTGCATTGATAATGATAATGGATTCTGCGATCGGAAGGGAATCTTAGTTGAAGACGATGATCATTGCAGTGATCATAAATCCGACTGGAGAGAATCCATGATGCGTAATTTCCTGAGAGGACACTGATATGGGGAGAACAGATCTTAGACCAGATATCACAAAAGAAGTTCTGGAAGAATACATACGAAAAGGTTATTCGCAGAACCGCATAGCGATAACTCTTGGTACTACCCAGTCGACCATATTTAACAAACTCAAAAAATATGGTCTTCAGGTTCAAAAGACCAGGCCAAGTAACTATGACGAAAAAGCTCTGATCAAACAGCTTCAGAACGGATGGACTACGGAGCAGATAGCGAGATACTTCGGCGCTTGCACCGGCACTGTTGGGAGCTGGATCAGTAAGAACAAGCTTGGAAAGTACAGAAAAGCATCACCAAAGAAATTTGATGCCAAACTTTGTAATACCTGTATATATGGCACAGGAAAGAAGACAGACATGGACAGATGCAATTACCTATCCATCACCGGTCATTCCCGAAACAAGGGCCAGCCAGAAGATGGATGCTCTAAATATGCGAAAGGAAGAAAAATACGTGGAAGAAAAGAACTATACAACCTGTAGACATATTAAAAGAATTGGAAACTATGCAGTGTTCGTAGAATCGACCTGTAAACAGGCAACCATGATACGCGGACAGCTGGCAGTCAGCAAGACCAGATGCCAGAAATGTGATCAGAAGTCAGAAAATTCAGAGGTGGACATATGACAGAGAATCCTGCAAATGGAATCAAAGACATGATGTGGCATTTTCTGATGGATAAAGGACAGAAAGAAAATATCCCAGAATTGAAAGCCAGTGTATATCGTCTTATTCAGATGACTACGCAGAAAACAGCAGGTCAGCCGGGGCATGCCAAGTCAATGCATATATCATGGGATACCCTTGATATGGAGCTGATGAGAATTGTTGTTGAAGCTACTGCATTAGTTTTATCGGGGAGACTGGATGAACTGGAGGTAGAGAAATGAGCGACAGAGATGAAATTTATGATTACATAAAAAGAGAGATTAATCCATACGGAAGACCATTTAAAGGTACTGCTTTTGAATTTGGAGTTAAAATTATGGATTATATCAAAAATATGAGTGACAAAAGCGGTTGGATTCCAGTCAGTGAGAGATTGCCGGAAGACGGAATATATATCACTACTTTAGATGGAGAGCTTGTCGGACAGGAAGAACCATTCACGGGAATGTGCGGTATCGAAAATGGAAAATGGGATGATGAGGACTGTGTTATTGCCTGGATGCCACTTCCAGAACCGTATAAGGAGGATGATTAGAATGGTCACGAGATTAATATACTGGATATTCCAATCCAGAAAGAAACACTGCAGATGCTGCTGTCTGACATGTAAGTATTTCGAAGAATGCAAAATAGGACCGTGAGGTGAGAGCATGGCATACAAAAACAGTGAGGGTTATCCAGATCCAACATCAGGAAAGGCAATCAAGGCAGCAGGACATATGCCAACACATATTTACAACGCATACACAGTCCTGAATAACACTGCCGGACTCTTGGGCTTAGAAATCACAGGTATCAGAGATAAGAAAACGAAGAAGGAATGGAAACGAGGAGGCTGACATCATGGATAAGAGAATTCTGGAAGAATACATAGATGCATGCGAGGTGATCAAGGAAGCAGAAGCAGAAATCCGTAAACTCGAATCGAAAAAAAGTATCACGGCAAATGAGACTGTATCTGGAAGTAATCCGGAATTCCCTTACAACCCACAACACTTTAAAGTACAGGGAACGACATATTCTTATTCAGACGATATCAGACTCAGAAACAAGAAAGAGATCCTGCGACAGAAGAAAGAGAAGGCAGAGCAGTTGAAACTGCAGGTTGAAGTCTGGATGATATCAATCCCATTCCGGATGCAGCGGATTATTAAGTACAAGATCTTCGAGGAAATGACTTGGCAGCAGGTAGCAGATCGGATGGGGCGAAGAGGAACAGCAGAGAGTATCAAGAAAGAATTTCAAAGATTTTTTGAAAAAAATTAAAGTTTGTCCCAAATGTCCCACATGTCCCGATGAAAGATGCTATAGTATATCATGAACGAATTGGAAATATCCAAGACGTTCAGTTTTCTTTTCTCATATGTATCTTCCCCAAAGATATTGATGAACCACAGTCCTGATCTCCGGCGGTGCTCAGATCAGGACATACCGGAACATAGCTCAGTGGTAGAGCAACTGGCTTATATCCAGCGTGTCGGTGGTCCGATTCCATCTGTTCCGATCGCGTGACTTAAACGCGACTTACGCATATAACTCCAAAAGAGGCGGAGCCGGTAGCAGGCTCCGCCTTTAAAATATTCAGGTGTCCAACTCGGACACCTTTTATATTGCCAATTTTCATACAGCGTGCACAGCACCAGCACTTACATACTTTAGGCATGGGAATCACTGTATGTAAGTGTTAGCACCTCCTTTCGTCACGGTAGCAATCGGCTGTCGTGTATGGTGCTGGCAGGACTGTATTTCTGAATAAAAGAAAGAAGGTGAGTCTGAGTGACAAAAAAACAGAAGATATTTGCAGATGAATACCTGATAGATCTTAATGCCACAAGGGCTTACAAGGTAGCATATCCGTCTGTAAAGAAGGATGAAACAGCGGCTCAGGCCGGCAGCAGGATGTTGAGAAATGTCAAGGTTGCAGATTATATCCAGAAAAGGATGCAGGACCGCCAGAAACGCACAGAAATAACACAGGACAGGGTTCTAGAAGAGCTGGCAGCCATTGCTTTTGCCAGGGCGACTGATTTTGCAGAGGTAAAAGACGGATGCGTGATCATAAAAGACACGGCAGGACTGACAGAACAGCAGATTAAAGCCATTGCCGGAATAAAAGAAGGCAAGTTTGGTATTGAACTGAAATTGAATGATAAAGAAAAAGCACTGGAGCTTCTTGGCCGTCATCTTGGAATGTTTAGGGACAGACTGGAGGTTTCCGGATTGGAAGATGAAAAGAAGAAACTTGATGACATTCTGGAACAGATGCGTGGTGGTGGATAGTGAGCACTGAACGTCTGGTACTTTCGGAAAAATATAAAGCATTTCTAAGATGCGATGCACCGGTCGAGTTCCTTGAAGGCACGACTGCAGCGGGCAAGACAACCGTCGGTCTGTTTAAGTTTATGTGCAAGGTTGCGGAATCACCAAAGAAACTGCATATCCTGGCAGCAGATGACACCGGAACTGCAGAAAAGAATATCATCAACAAAGACCTTGGCATTTTGGATGATTTCGGAATATTGGCAGAATACAAAGGCAATGGATCCGGAGAATACAAGATGCCGCATATCCTGTTTCATACGTCTTCCGGAGACAAGATTATCTTCGTGATTGGCTATGGAAACAAGAGCAAGTGGAAGGATGCACTTGGCGGTCAGTATGGATGTCTGTACATCGATGAGGTCAATACAGCGAATATTGATTTTGTTCGTGAAGCATCTATGCGCTGTGATTATCTTATAGCAACCCTTAACCCTGATGATCCAAGCCTTGACGTGTACAAGGAATATATCAATTGCAGCAGACCTCTTCCTGAATGGGAAGACGGCACACCGCAGGAAATCAAAGACGAGCTGAAAGAAGAACCAAAACCCGGATGGGTACATTGGTTCTTTTCTTTTGACGATAATGCCGGTCTTCCGGAAGAAAAGAAACAGAGAATCATACAGAATACTCCGAAGGGAACAAAGATCTGGAAAAACAAGATTGAGGGGCTGAGAGGAAAAGCAACCGGTCTGGTATTTCCAAATTTCCTCAGAAAGAAGCATGTTGTTTCTGAGGAATGGGTCAGGTCCCAGATGGCAGCAGGCAAGATCAGATTTAAAAAGTTTACTTGCGGCCTCGATACTTCATACTCATCCAAGTCCCCGGACACGATTGCAATGATGTTCCAGGGGATTACGGAAGACAGGAAGCTGATCACACTTGCTGAGAAGGTATACAGCAACAAAGATCTGGATCAGCCGCTTGCCCCGTCAGATACGACAGTAAAATTTATAGAGTTTCTGGAAAGATGCCGCAAAGACTGGGGATTCGCAAAAGATACGTTTGTTGACTGTGCAGATGCAGCGACAATCACAGAATTGCGGAAGTATAAGCGACTGCACAGCTGTCTTTATAATTTCGTGGAATCATACAAGAAAGTAACAATACTGGATAGGATCAAGCTTCAGCTTGGCTGGATCCAGCAGGACTGCTATCTGGTTTTAGATACATGCACCAATCATATCTCTGAGATGGAGAAATATTCCTGGGATGATGAGAAAGACGTTCCGGAAGATAAAAACGATCATACGATCAACTCGCAGCAGTATGGCTGGATTCCATTCCGGAATATGATTGGATTTGAGGTGGAGGAACAGAAAAGGTGAAATGGATGGAAAGATTAAATGAAAACATAAAAAAGACTGTCAGGAGCTGGTTGAATGTTCTTCCGGCAAATCCCTTTAACTTCCAGGTTAATGAGATGATGGATTTTGAAGGACATGCGATTCTGAATCGTATCTGGTACAGAGGCGACGGCAATGAGCTTGAGCAGATCTATCAGCAGAATGCAGAATTTGCAGACAGGCATAAGTTCTGGGCGAGCAAGTCAACACCAGGCATGGATATGCGCAAGATCCATACAGGTCTTCCGGGTCTGACAGTTAAAACTCTTTCTTTTGCCGTTCTCCCGGACATGAACGAATTTGAATTCGAACAGCCGGCACAGGAACAGTTATGGAAAGAAATCGAGAAAGACAATAAATTTTATAAAAAGATTGAAAGCGCCCTCAAAGAAACACTGTTTATCGGAGATGGCGCTTTTAAAGTTGCTATAGATACTACGATCAGTGATTATCCGATTCTGGAATGGTATCCAGGTGAAAGAGTCGAATTTGTTTACCAGAGAGACCGGATCCGGGAGATTGTATTCAAGACACCATACAAAGAAAAGGGCAAAGTGTACGTCCTGAATGAGAGGTATGGCTACGGATACATCATCAATGAGCTGTATCTGGACAACAAGCTGGTTGATATTAAGTCTATCAAAGCAACTGAGAATCTGACAGATATCACATTTGATGATTCTATCATGTTGGCTGAACCATTCATGATCTATGAATCTTCCCGTTATGAGGGCAGAGGCGGCAGTATCTTTGATGGAAAGCTCGACAGTTATGATTCACTGGATGAAACATGGTCACAGTGGATGGATGCACTGAGGGCCGGCAGAGCAAAGACCTATATCCCAGAATGTCTGGTGCCACATGATCCGGAAACAGGTATGCTGATAAAACCGAACCCATTCGACAATCGTTACTTTGCAGCAGACGGGGATATGCGAGAAGGTCAGAAGAATCAGGTCATCACTGATCAGCCGACTATTCCACATGACAGCTACATGGCATCGTATATAACAGCTCTGGATCTGTGCCTGCAGGGCGTAATCAGCCCATCGACATTGGGAATCGATGTAAAGAAACTGGATAATGCAGAAGCACAGAGAGAAAAAGAAAAGACTACATTGTATACCAGAAATGCAATCGTAAAGGCACTGCAGGAAACCCTTCCGGGAGTTGTTTCAATGTGTATCAATGCAGATAATATTTTGCACAATAAGGGCATTGAAGAAGTAAAGGTCAATATTCCGTTTGGAGAGTATGCGAATCCGTCATTTGAAAGCCAGGTAGAAACAGTTGCCAAGGCTAAACAGGGCGGCATTATGAGTATTGAGCGGTGCGTAGAAGAACTGTACGGTGATACACTGGATGATCATTGCAAGGAAGAGGAAGTTGCCCGTTTAAAGGCAGAGCAGGGAATACAGGACATGGAAGAACCAGCAGTTAACCTGGATGCAGGTAATTTCCGCGTAGATCTGGAAGGTGGTGAAGGTGATGCGGGTAAAGGTAGGACCAAGAATGTACCGAATGAGCCGAAAGGAATACCAGGGAATGCTTCAAATAGCAAAGGAGCAGGTGCCGATGGGTATTTACGCGGTAGAGAAAGCTGATTACGCAGAGTTCCGGAGGGACAAATGTGAAAGTATCACAAAACTGAAGGAACTGACGAGACAGTTTAAGTCACAGGGATTCAAGGTATGGTCAAATGGCAAAGATAAATGATCAATATGACATCGGTACTGCTTTTGAAGCGATTGAAAATGAACTAATCGCGTCTATGATCAGGAACTTCGAGAATCACAAGCAGGAAGAGGCAGATGAAAAGAAACACTGGTCCATGTGGCAGGCAGAAATGCTGAAATCTCTGGAAAAGTACAAGCATGACAACCAGAAGAAATATGGCAAACAGTTTAAAGACATCAACAAAAAGATTGAAGCGCTGATCAGCCTTGCAAGATCTGAAGGTGGTATGAACCAGGAGAAAAGGATCCTGGAGGAGATCAAGAATGGATTTCCTGCCAAGAAGATAACTAAAGGCGGTACTGCTGAATTCTTCAAAGTCAATGATCGTAAGCTGGACGCATTAATCCAGGCAACCACAGCAGATATGCAGAAAGCAGAAGCGGCAGTTCTGCGTATGGCAAATGACCAGTACCGTAAGATCATATACAATGCTCAGGTATATGCGAATACCGGCGCAGGAACGTATGAGAAAGCCGTGGACATGGCAACAAAGGATTTTCTTTCAGCGGGACTGAATTGTGTTGAATACGCTAACGGAGCGCGACACACGCTTTCTGATTATGCAGACATGGCAATTCGGACCGCAAGTAAAAGAGCTTACCTGCAAGGAGAAGGCGAAATGCGGCAACAGTGGGGGCTACATCTTGTAATTATGAACAAACGAGGATCCCCGTGCCCGAAGTGTCTTCCGTTTGTGGGAAAAATTCTGATTGACGATGTGTGGAGTGGTGGCAGCAGTAAAGATGGTAAATATCCATTGATGTCCTCAGCTGTGGCAGCTGGGCTTTATCATCCCCGATGCAAAGATTCTCATACTACATATTTTCCGGGCATCACGAAAGTAGATCCGAAATATAACAAGCAAGAGATTGCTGATATCGAAGATACAGCGAAACAGGAAGCTAAACAGCAATATGCTGAACGTCAGGAAAAGAAATTTGGAAGACTTGCGGATTTCTCACTGGATCCAGAGAACCAGAAACAGTATGAGAAGATGCAAAATCGGTGGAAACATGTGCGGATGCGAACTGGTGGTATGGACAGTCGAGAGTATACGGACTTCAAAGATTTGGAAAGGATGCAAGGGTTTGAAGACGTCACGGATGAATGGAAGAAAAAAGCAACACCTAATTCTCATAACGTTGAAGAAATATATAAATACAAAATCAAAGATTCTGTATTTACCGTGGATGGAAAAAATGTTTTGTTGGATTATTCAGATAAGGAACGACGAATTGCTGAGTTGCTGAAGGAGGAACTTGGAGGGAAAATATCTTTGGTTCCAAGGGTATTGAATCCACAGGGAATATCCACTCCAGATTACATATTTAGAGACGAAGCGTTTGATTTGAAAGAATTATCTGGAACGAGTAAAAATCTGGTGTATAACGCAATCGCAAAAAAGAAGAGACAAGCACCAAATTTTATACTTGATATTTCAAAAAGTCCACTGGATGAAAATGAGATTGCCAGGCAGATAGAAGAAATATATTGGTCGAGACACACTATGTTTGTACAAAAAATCATTGTAATCAAAGATGAAAAAATAAGAAAGATATATAAAAGAAACAGGGAGAAATGATGGCCCAACCCAAAATGTGGGGGTCAGGTATCATTCCTCCCTGTTAAGATATCTTATGGATATATTACAACAATATTCATAGAAATGCAATAATTTTAAGAAAGAGAGGGTATGAAACATGAAATTTGAAGAAGCGTTAAAAGCAATGAGATCTGGAAGTAAAGCAAAATTACCATCCTGGGGAGGATATTGGTATTGGAGTCCAGAGAAAGAAACAATCATCATACACACAAAAGGCGGACAGGAAATGGATATTCGAGAAACACAGAGCGTTGTATATACACTTCAGAATATCCTTTCTGATGAATGGATTATTGCAGATGAAACCAATTGCCCTCAGCTTGGAGGAGAAGCAACATTTTCCTTCGGAGAAGCAATTAAATATTTAAAAAGAGGAATGAAAGTATGCCGTAAAGGATGGAATGGCAAGAAACAGTATATTCAGCTTGCGACCAGTATTTCTTACAAGACAGCGAATGGTGAAGTTGTGAATTGCGAACATGATGCTATCGGCAATATGGCGATTGCTTTCGTTGGAACATCTGGTGTACAGATGGGTTGGCTTGCTTCCCAGGCAGATATGCTTGCGGAAGATTGGAAATTTGCGGAGGAATAAGAGCATGAAGAAGAAAATTGCAGCAGTAATTGCACTGGTACTTCTGATCTGTATCACAGCTACCGGATGTACAGAAGCAAATCAGGTAAGCTATAACATCTCCAAAGAAGCAGATAACTTCAATGTAACTCGAAAGCTCACAGTTCTGAATGCAAGGACAGATACCATTCTTCTGGAGCTGACAGGAACATTCGCGCTGAAAAACAATAATGCAAATGAATTGGAAGTAATCATTGAAACAGCAGAGAACAAATATCAGAAAGATTATGTGTACTTGAACGATTATACAATGTATGTAGTTGAAGACATTTCTGGAGCATCTGTGGATAAGTACCACTATGAAATCAATTTCCTTCCGGAATTTGGATTTAAAGTAACTCGTGATGACTGATTTTGCGCCGGCGCAATGGAGGGAGGTGAAAACAGTGAAGATCAGAGTGATCCATGATTTTTATGACAAGGAAAATGATCTGAAGCTCAGATCTGTTGGTGATACTTTAACAGTATCCAAGGACAGAGCAGAGTACCTGGTAAGAATGAAGATCGCAGAGGTTATCGATTCGAAAGGCGGTGATCCGGAATCTCCCATTGAGGCGCAGGGTTAAGCGTCTTATTTTTATGCCCGAAGGCATTAAACTACACGGAGACACCGGGTTATCAACTGCTTTTGTGAGACACACGTAAAACTGTAAGTGCAGACAGCACATAAAAAACTGTAAAGGAGTATGTAGAAATGTTTAAAAGATTTCGATGCAAAGTACCAATGAACCTGCAGAAATTTGCAGAAGGAGGATCTGGCGATGGTGGGGGAGCAGGTGGCTCAACAGCAAATGGTGGAACATCACCGGCAGGAACACAGCAGACATCCCAGCAGACACCACAGTTTGATTATGACAAGCTGGCCAGTCTGATCGCAGGAAAACAGACTGTAACAGAAGAATCTGTTCTGAAAGGTTACTTTAAACAGCAGGGACTTTCAAAAGAACAGATGGACCAGGCTATTGCATCCTTCAAACAGCAGCAGGCAGCAAATCAGCCGGATGTTGCCGGAATGCAGAATCAAATCACAGAGGCACAGACACAGCTTGCAGCATCTCAGAAAGCTGTGCAGGCAGCACGAGTAGAAAGTGCAGCTATAATGATGGCTGTATCATTGGGAATCGAAGCAAAGACAATTCCATATATCCTCAAAATGGCAGATTTAAGCCAGGTCATGGGAGAAGATGGAAACATCAATGAGGAATCATTGAAAACAGCAGTAAACAAAGTACTGGAAGACGTTCCGGCACTGAAACCGCAGACGGATGGTAAAACCGGTTTCACACAGGTGGGAACAGGTGGGAATCCGGCACAGCATCCGCAGCAGACAACAACTACAAACCAGACAGCAGTACCGACAAAGCGTTGGAATCGCTGGAATTAAAAGAAAGAAGGTATAAGATATGGCATTAAATTATGCAGAACAGTGGAGTCCGGATCTCCTCGAAATCCTGATGCAGGGAACTCTGACATCTCCATTCGTAACCAGTAATGTAAGATGGCTTGATGCCAAAACATTCCACTTTACGCAGATGTCCACATCTGGATACAAGAACCACAGCCGCGAAGGTGGATGGAACAAAGGTAAATATAACCAGACAGATGTACCGTACACATTGACACATGACCGTGATGTTGAATTTATGGTAGATAAAGCAGATGTTGATGAGACAAATGCTACGGCTTCCATCCAGAATATTTCCAGAGTGTTCGAACAGACATGGGTAGTTCCGGAAACAGATGCCCTGTTCTTCTCTAAAGTTGCTCAGACAGCTCAGAAAACAGAAGGCTATCATGGATCCACAGCAGCATCCACATACACAAAGGCAAAAGTATTTGGAATGCTGAAAGATATCCTTGCAAAAGGAAAACTCAGAAGATACAAAGCAACTGGCTCTCTGATCATGTATGTAACCAGTCAGATCATGGATGCTCTGGAACAGTCCACAGAGTTTACACGTAAGATCGAGATGACTCAGATTGCAGAGGGCGGTATGGGAATCGAAACCAGAGTGACAGACATTGACGGAGTGCCGATCATGGAAGTTATCGATGATGAACGTTTCTATGATGCATTTAACTGGGAACCAGAAAGCGGCGGCTTTGAACCGCTGAAGAAGGTAGCAGCATCAAGCGGTGTTGAAGCAGTGACAGGTGCACACAAGATCAATGTTCTCGTTGCTTGTGGACAGACCTGCAAGACTGTACCGAAGATCTCCAGTATCTATTACTTTGCACCTGGTGCCCATACAAAAGGTGATGGATATCTGTATCAGAACAGATCCTTCTCTGATGTATTTGTGTTCCCGAATGGCCGTGATGGCAAGATTGACAGTATCTATGTAGATGTAGACACTGCAGAGGTTGGTGCCTGATAAGAGGTGATCGAATGACTTATAAAGCATACGCAACACCGGATTATTATCTGGACCAGTATGAAGGAAGCATCGTTCCTGAAGAAGAACTTTCCAAAGCTCTCAAACAGGCATCCAGACACATTGATTCCCTGACCTACAACCGTATTGTAGGACGGGGAATTTCTTCTCTTACAGAATTTCAGCAGGAAATAATCAGGGAAGTCGTATGCATGCAGGCTGATTTCGAATATGAGAATGCAGATGAGATTAATAGCGTACTTTCTTCGTACAGTATCAATGGCGTGTCTGCTCAGTTCGGCAGCAGCTGGAATGTATTCACTGATAAAGGTGTTGCCATGAAAAGAGATGTCTACACATTACTGTCTCAGACTGGTTTATGTTGCAGATTAGCGAGGTGATCACATGAGATATCCATGTTTAGTTCCGAAGAGGCTCTGCAAGACGGATATTACCTGTAGTTTCGAAAGAGAAGGCCTTAATGAATATGGTGAGCCACTTATGACAATTGAGTATTCTGGAAAATGCAACTACCAGGATAAAGCAAGAACAGTTCTGACAGCAGAGAAGAAATTGATACAGATTACCGGCACGGCGCTGTTTCCGGGTGACATCTGTCCAGATCTGCCGGTTATCTCTGGTGGATCTGCTCTGATCTTCGGAGCGAAGAGACGGATCGAACAGGGAACAAAGGCAAGGAATCCGGATGGAACTGTGAATTATACTGAGGTGATGCTGGTATGAGCAATCTGATCAATGTGAATTCAGTGATAAAACTGAATCTGCCAAAGATCCGACAGCTGACAGATGCACAGATAACTGCTTTAGAGCATACCGCAGAAGCACTTCGTACAGACGTAGAGCAGGCACAAGTATTTCCGTTTGATACCGGCAATCTGCAGAATGAGAGCACATTCCTAGACAAGTCAGAAAGCAAGCATGGAAAAGTATCAATCGTATCCAGTACACCATATGCCCGCCGACTGTATTTTCATCCGGAATATCATTTCCAGACGGGAGAGAACCCGAACGCACGCGGCAAATGGTATACAGACTGGCTTCCGGGCGGCAAAGAAGCTGATTTCGCGGCTAAGGCATTCAAAGAAATCTATAGGAGGTTGACGGGCGTATGATGTTAGCAGACGTAAGAGATTATATCGATTCTCTTGGCATTGCGGAACACGTGTATATGGGAAAACTTCCAGACAAGGAAGATAAGTCTGTTGGGGTATACAACAGCAAGCATCAGAACGTATACCACACAGCTCTCGGAGGACCATCTCTGGAAGGCTACGGCGAGAAATACGTGACTATATTGGTGCATTGGAATAAATCTCCAAGAGATACAGAAGAAGCGGCTACAGAGCTGTTTGAGAAACTGAGAGCCATGAGAGATGCAACAATCAACAATGAAACGATTAAGTTTTTTCAGCCCCTTTATCCAATTCAAGATGTCGGCACGGATGATGCCGGTATTTATGAAATGGTCATAGAAGGAGCTTTTATTTTTGAGAAGAAGAAAGAAGGTAAAAAGGAATGAAAATGAATCTTCAGAAGTTTGCAGGAAAAACAACTAACGTATTTCCTGTATCAGCCAATCAGTTTAAGCTTGGCGCTGATAAAGAATCCGCTACAACTGTAGCAGATCTGCAGACCTTCTCACCGTCTTTTTCCAATGGGGTAGAAACTT